GCCGTCGTCGTCGGCCACGATCACGCTGTGGGCGCGGATGCCGCCGAGTGCGACGAACACCGCCTCGCCGCCGGGGTGCGGCCGGCTGGTGTAGCCGTAGTGCTGGAAGCGCTCCACGTCGTCGTGGATCTCGCCCTCCAGCGCCTCGAGCTGGGCGCGCTGCACCTTGCGGGCGTCGTCGACCAGGCGCAGCACCGCGCGGCCGGCCGCCAGCATGATGCGGCGCTTGAGCGGCCCGACCAGCCGCGCCAGGTCGGAACGGGTCAGAGCCATCCGGCAGCGCCCTCCGGTTCGACGATCCGGTCGAAGGCGCCGGGGATCGCGAGGTCGAGCGTGGTCTTCGTGCCCTCGGAGCCGCGCTCGAACTGAACGCCGCTGACCAGCAGGTCGCGGTCGATCGCCAGCCAGTCGTCGACCACGCGCACGATCTGGCCTGGCGACCAGAGCGGACCGCGGTCGCCGGCCCGCCAGCCCTGGACGGTGTAGGACGGCCGGCGCGACCGGGCGGCGCGCACGTTCGCCTCCCACGCGGCCCGATCACCGGCCGAGCTGGTGGTGGTCAGATCCTCGGCCTGGATCAGCATCGGGCGATAGCGGCCGACACCGACGTCCCTGACCTCGCCGCGAAGGTGTGCCGCCAGCGCGGTCGGCCACAGATCGTCGCCCGGGTGCTGGCCCTTGACGATGTAGTGGGAGAACCGCTCGCGGTGCGAGGCCTTGCCGGCCGCCCGCAGCACGTTGACGCCCTTCTCGATGACGACCGGCACGCGCGCGCCACCGTCGGCGCGCATCACCACCAGCGATCCGGCCGGCGTGCTGGTCGCCAGCACGCCGCGCATCCGGCAGAGCCGGTCGATCGCCTCGAACACGGTCTCGCCCTGCTCGATCGAGAAGCGCGCGAACGGCTTGCCGGTGTCGGTGAGGGTGCGGACCGCGACCCCGAACGGCCGCGCCAGCTCGGCAATGATCACGTCGAGCGTCTGGCCGCGCCACTCGCCCGGCTTGTGGATCGCCGAGCAGTCGACCAGGTCGCCGGTCCGGTCGCGGCCGGCGATGCGGATGCTGTGCTGCTCGGCCTCGTAGCTCGGGGCCACGTCGTCGACATGGCCGGTGATCACGGTATCGCCGTCGAGCTGGACGGTGCACGCCTCGCCGGGCTTGAAGGTGCGCGGCCGGACGGCCCCCGGCTCGCGCTCGGTCAGGGTGATATCGAACGAGCCCGCGAGCGCCTCAAGGCTGCGGACCACCTTGACCGAGGTCCAGCCGGTGTAGATCCCGGAACCGAGCACCAGCGATACCTCAGGCATCGGCCAGCGCCTCCAGCGATCGGCCGCCGGGCACGAAGCCGGGATGCCTGAGCCGGTTGCGCATGACGATCTCGCCGTCGCGCCCGGCGTCCCCATAGAGCCGGTAGGCGGTCACCAGCGCTGGCTCGGTCGCCGGCGGCGCCACGCTGACCACCTCGGCCAGCGCCGGCGCCCGGGCGTTCAAGTGGCGAACCAGCGCGGTGCGCAGCCCACCGAAGGCGTCGTAGACTGGATCGCTCCGCTCGATGCTCGCTGCATCGATCACCTGGTCGAGATCGTCGGCCAGCAGATCCCGGAGCGCGATGGCGTCCTGCCGGCCGGCGAGGCTCACGCCTGGCACCAGGCGCACCGCCTCGACGATCGCCGAGCGCTGCACCAGGTTCGCGATCGCCGCCTGGTTCGACGCCTGGCGCAGGCGGGTCGCGGTGACGCCGGGCACGGCCGGCAGGCTTGCGCCGAAGGCGGTCAGGCCCCTTGCCACCGAGATCCTGCCGGCGACACCGGCGATCGCCGCCGGGATCTCGGCCGCGAGGGTCACGGGTGCGCGCACCAGGTTGCCGGCGTCGGCCGCGAGGCGGGCGATGCCCGACAGGATCCCGGGCGTCACCTGGACGCCAGCGAGGCCCGCCAGCTCCCGCGCCATGCCGGACACGATCCCGGCGGCACCATCCGCCACGAACTGCGGCAGCCCGCGAACCGAGAAGCCCGACGCGAAGCTGGCGGCGGCCTCCGCCTTGGCGGCGATCGCCGCCTTCTCGACGTTCGCAGCGGTGTTCGGCGTCGAGGCCGGGAACTCCTGGTCGCCGGCCTCGACGAAAGCGAGTTGCAGGCGCGCCAGCCGGCCCTCGCCGGTACCCTCCGAGAGCCGGCAGCCGGTGCACATGACCGACCGCGAGCCGAGATAGGGGTGCACCAGCTCGCCGGCGCCGGCCTGGTTGCAGGCGTCGACCAGGGCGTCGCGGGCCGCCATGTAGTCGTCACCGACCACATAGGCGTCGACGGTGAACTCCTGCGCCTTGCGGCCGAGGTCCTCGGCCAGCGGCCGGTCGCGGCCCGGGTACTGGTGGACCGCCACGCGGCGGCCGGCGATCTCGGCCGAGTGCTGGTCGACGAAGAAAGCGGCACCGCGGAACCGGGCCGGGCGGAGCTTGTCACGCCACATGGCAGCCCCACGTGTAAAACATGGAAAGCGCGCAGCGCCTCAGCCGGGTCGAGATCGCCAGGTGCCTGTTCGCCGCCGCCGCGGCGACCGCGATCTGGTCCGGCGTCTTCCAGCTCTCGACTGGCTGGACCCTGGCGCTGGGGATCGGCTTGATCATCGTCACCCTCATCTGGCGTCAGGGCGAAGCGAGCGCGTAGCCGGCGTCGACGGCGATATCGACGCCGCCCGACTCGGCCGCCACGTCGCGGACCCGCATGCCCGCAGGCGCATTATCGAAGGCCACGCGCACGGTGCCGCCGACCTCGGTGCGGCTCGGCGCCAGCGCGCTCGGGATCGCCGCACCCGAGATCGCCGCGGCTGGGGCCGGTGCGCGCAGGCCGTCCAGGCCGACCTTCTCGCGGACCCAGTCGGGCAGGATGTCGAGCAGCTCCTCGACGCGCTCGGCCAGCCACATGCGTAGCCGCTCCCAGCCCTCGGCGATGCCGGCGAAGAGCTGATCGATCCAGGCTCGGCCGACGTCGGCGAGAGCGGTGTCCGGGAACAGCCCGGCGATCGACCCGACCGCGTCGGCCAGCCAGTTCTTGAGGCTTTCCCAGCGGGCTGTCACGCCGGCCGCCAGGCCGGCGACCAGGGCGATGCCGGCGGCGGTCAAGTCGAGCCCGGCGAGAGCCTCCAGGACGTCCGGGAAGGCCGATCGGAAGGCATCGGCGATCTCGCCCCACCGGGTCGCGACGCCGTAGACCAGGCCGACGATCCAGCCGCCGGCGATCGCCGTCCAGTCGATAGCCGCAAAGGTCTCGGCAAGGCTCGCAAGCGCGGTCCCCGCCCAGCTCCGCAGCGAGCCCCAGCCTTCCGTGATGCCATTGACCAAGCTGGCGACCCAGGCACCGGCGACGGCGGCAAGGTCGATCGCCCCCAGCCACTCGACGAAGGCGTTGACGAAGTCGACGATCGAGCCGAGCGGGTCGAAGCCCGCCCAGGCGGCGCCGATCGCCGCCATGGCCTGATCGAACACCGCCTGGATCCTGGCCCACATGTCGGTGAACCAGGCGACCACCGCGTCCCAGTTCTGGTAGAGCAGGTACGCGGCACCGGCGAGGGCGGCGACTACGGCGATCACCGCGGCGACGACCCAGGTCAGCGGATTGGCCAGCAGTGCCGCGGTCCAGGCCCAGGTGGCCGCGATCACACCGCCGAGCGTGGGGAGCATGGAGACCAGTCCGGCGACCAGGGCCCGCACGCCGGCGGCGGCCAGCACCGACATCCGGACCGCGACGACGGCGAGCGACCAGGCCAGCTTGGCGAGCGGGGCGAACAGGCCGGCGATCGCGAACAGCAGCTTGGCACCGAGCGCTGTCGCCAGCAGCGACACGACCGTGCGCGTCAGGCCGAAGGTTCGGATAAACCCGAGCATCCGGCCGACGATGCCCGCGACCGTCGGCGATACCGCCGCCGCGATCGTCAGCCAGGTGCCGATCGACGCGGTCACCGCCTTCCAGGCCGATACGACCCACCGGACGGCGATGCCGACGTCGAGGAAGGCGGCCGTGAGCGCGTTGACCACGTCGGGCCGGATCTCGACGACGACGGCACGCAGCCAGACCACGAAGTCGTTCATGTACGGCAGCAGGTCGCCGGCGAGCATGTCGACGAAGTGGCCGAGCACCTTCGTGAGCCGCGCCAGGTTGTCGTTGAACGCCTCGCTGGCCCGGGCCTGCTCCTCGGTGATTATGCCGAGCTGCTCGGCCTCCCGCCCGGCCGCCCGCATCGACTCGGCAC